ATACTTCATATCACGCTCCGAGAAGAACGTAGATTTGGTCAAGGTCGGCCTTTGCAGTAAACTGATAAATTGCAGAAATTGCTTCATCGGAAAGCAAAGAAGGTTCATCGATCAGAATGAAATTAAACTTGCGATGACTAAGATCATTGATAAGATGCTCAGTCGTCGAGGCATTTACCACATACGCCTTACTCGTAGAATCCTTAATACTACGCAAGAATTCACGACGCATCACTTCATTTGGAACTACTACCAATGCCCCTTCTACGGCATTCCTTTTGATATATTCAGTCTTTCCAGTATGACGACCGATGTTTAATTGAACCGTGCAGTGTTCAAATGCGTATTGTGCAGGATGCATACTGCGTCTGTAATCAGGGTCTTGCAGCTGGCGAAATCCAATATTCAAGGCTACGAGATTATCGATAGCCATGAAAAATCCGTTAGCCAATCCTTCAAATGAAATTTTTTCTTCACTCATTATTTGAACTCACAGTCAGACATGACACTTGTCAAAAATGCCACTACGTTAATTTCTTTGTCAACAACGAATGCAGCTTTATACTGGTACTCGCTAATATGAATTACAAGTTGAGGGATACTCTCAACCTTCATATACTCATCAGCTCTCTTGTAAAGAGTCGAACAGAGATGACCCATGTCAAGATTTGTCTGCATACCTACCCACTTACGCATTTCACTCCAATAACCACTCTTCATATGCTTGATAAGATCATCAACTTCAGAAGTCATTGCTGAGAAAATTCCTGAATCGATCACTGATCCGCCAGACGAATATTTCTGCAACTCATTGAGCATTCTACGAAAATCTGGGAAAAACTTACCGACTAGCTTAGAGACAGTTGCCTTGTCATAGGTAATGGCTTCATTGTCAAGAATATGAATTACGCGCTTGAACACGGAAATAACCATCTCCTTCTTTTCATCCGGAGTGATGTTAAAGTCTACTGAAGCGAAACGAGACTTCAGCGGTTCCATTACACGGGAAGGGAAGTTACACGTAGCAATGAATGAACAATTACTTGAATACTTCTCCATAAAGCCACGAAGAAGGGACTGTACATCATGCGTAAGATTGTCAATCTCGTCCAGAATGAGGCACTTGCGCTTACCCTCAATAGAGATTCCTGTGCAATAAGCAGCCACTTTGTTACGGAATGTATCTAGGAAACGGCCTTCGTCTGAACAGTTTACCATCATATACTCATAGTCAAGTTCATTGCACATGACAAGGGCAAGAGTGGTCTTACCAATCCCAGCAGACCCCGACATCAGGAGATTAGGGATTTTCCCCTTAGAGATATGGCCACGGGTCTCTTCGATTAGACGAGCTGGAAGAATTACCTCTTCCAGCTTACGAGGACGATACTTCTCTACGAATACGAAATTATCGTACATTATTCGGCTCCAATGATCTTGATCTCGCCACCTGTATGATACGTGACAAGAGGGGACTTAAACTCGGTCAATACCTGCTTCGAGATGGTGACTATGTAGTCAGCATCAATCAGACGACGCATCTTTTCAAGACTATACTTGGAGGTAAAATCAGGACATTCAATACCTTCAGCAATAACAACCTTGAAAGTGTCAGAAGACTTATTCTGATCGTCAAAGGCAGTCATTGAAACAACTCCACCTGTACTGGAGATCAGGATATCGTGAAGACCGAGGATAGAAGAGGCATCAATTGCCATCTTGATCTGCTCGTACTTCAGTTCAAACGAAGCCATAGGATTCTTAATCACAATGTTCTTGTTATAATCCGGGGCGTCAATGATATGAGGATCGCAGTACGTATACCGGAAGTTGTTCTTGTCGTCTGAAATGTTTAGAAACTTTTCACCGAATTCGAAATCAGGATCATTGAACAGAGAGGCACAATCACGGAGACGCTTAAGGTCATAAATTGCACACTCAACTGGAAACTCTTCTGTAACTTCAGCTGAAGCGTAGAAGTCCTTGATATCTCCAGAAACAGCTGTACGAATTAGCTTACCCGGCTTGAATAGAATGCTCTGGTTAATGGAAGAAAAATTGCGTAGAATTGCAAAGGTTTCTTTTGAAATTTTCATCTTTTCCTCTTGGGCGGTTAGTTAAACTAGTTTGGTGAAACCGTTCTGCTTTTCAAGTCTGATAACAGATCGGCATTTGTCCTGCATCTCAACTCTATGAGACACCAAGAAAACATTTTTGTCTTTACAAGTCTCCTCAATGATCTGGAAGAGAGCTTCTATTCCGTCGAAGTCCATAGACGAATCGCCTACTTCATCAAGGATTAGAAGATTCGAATCAGAGCCAGAAGACATCTGAGAAACCTTTCTACACGCAAACAATGCAGCTAGATCGATTCTCTGACGCTCTCCTTGTGAGAGAGACTTGTAACTAAACTCATCTTTATAACGACCCTTGATAGAGTCGTTAAAGTTTTCGTCAAGCACTATCTGGTAACTAGCGCCCATCTTTTCAAGGTAATTGTTTATCAGTTGATTCAAGACAGGAACGTACATCTTAACGACAGATGCTTTGATACCGCTGTCTTTAAGAAGTTCAGTTGCTGCATCTAGAACCTTTTTACGATTATCCAGCTCTACAGATTTTGCATTGAGTTCATTCAGCTTTTTGACATTGTCTTCAATGTCCTTGAGGAACTTCTTCCCATCATCTCTTTTAAGGAATTTCTCAAGTTCTGATTCGGCCTCTTCAATTTCCTTAAGGACTGAATTCTTCTGATTTTTCTTTACGGTTATCTGATTGTTATACATGATAACGGCCATCTTCTTTTCATTGTCTTTAGAAATCATCTCATTGAGAGTTTCTATTTCAGTGTTAATGACAGAAACTCTCTCTGCAAGTTTCTTAGCCGTATCGTCATAATCAAGATCAAACGAATTAAGTTTTTTAGTCTTCTGCTCAATATCTGCATCTGCCATCTCTATAGAAATTCTAGCCAACTCAGCCTTTGAAATAGATTCCTTTACAGATTTCTCTTTTTCAATTTGTGACGCTAATTCTTCGCTCAAAGAATTCAATTCAGTAGAGAGAAATTCATTTTCAGAGGAACATGCCTTATATTCAACCATCATTGAAGCAACTTCATTTTTTGCAGCATCGATAATACTAGATGAGTGATGAGGCTGAATATCCTGAGAGCACACTGAACACTTAGTCTCAGTCTTGAAGAATTCTATTTGACCATTGATAGATTTTACTTTTGACGTAATTAGAGCAAGAGTTACTTTATTCGAATTGATCTTTTCTCGAATTTCATCAATTCTGACTTGAATAGAAGGATCAACAGAAAACGGTTCATGCATGAATACTTCTTGCATACCAGCTCTTTTAGAATGGGCAGCATCCAAGTCTTTTCTAGCTTGTTCTCTCTGACTCTTCTTCTCCATTAGAGATTTTACTTCAGAAACAAGAGAACTCTTTTCATCTGTAAGGGTCTGGATTTTAGAAGCAGCCTCAGGAAACTCTGGAGCGAATAAAACTTCATCCTCAATCAATATGGAGTCAGCAATTTTCTTCTTCTCTGAAATTTTTTCGCGAAGTTCTACTTCTCTCTCTTCACCAATCTCTTTAACTTTTTTGTATGCTTCTTTAGCACTTGAGATGATGGCGTTAATGGAATCGATTCTGATATTCAATTCTTCTCTACTGGCTTTCCAGTCGTTTAAGCGAACCTTATTAAGGGCAGCCATCGAAGTATAAACTCCAACATTCAACATCGAATCAACAAAGGAACGTCTTTCAGGAAGAGAAAGTTGCATCAGAGGCTTATAATTGGCATGACCGACTAGAATAGATTTGATGTAATCTGCATAGGTGAACCCTAAAATTTCATCAAGGACTTCTTGGAAATCTTTGACGTCGGAATCCTCCTTAAGAGGAATACCGTCCTTTTCAATAGTGAAGATGTTTGGCTTTATACCTCTAGAGACAACAAAAGAATTTTCATTTTTCGTGAAAATGATCTTTACAAAGCATCCCTTCTGATTTGTTGTATTGACAAGGTCTGGCTTGTTTACGCCTCTAAAGGACTTACCGAAAAGAGCAAATGTAATAGCCTCTGCAATTGAACTCTTACCACTTCCATTAGTGCCAGTGATGAGGGTTGTGGGAGAACGGTCAAGTTTAATAACTACCCCGTTATCACCAAATGACATGAAATTTTTAATAGTAATTTCTTGAAACGTAATCATTGTACGGAAACCTCTCGGTATAGTTCTTCTAGATATTTCGATACTTCAGAACGGAATTCATCGTTCTCAATTGAAACTTCCAGAACCTTTTTCATTACATGGGTATCATCGGTAGCAGTTGAAAGGTCAACGTCTACTTTATTAACACTCTTCTCGTCTCTAAAGAAAACCTGAAGCTCGGCAGGATGGAGACTATCTATCCTTGCAAGAGACTCCTCCATATTCTTATTTGGGGTAGCTTCACTGATAATACGGACGTATTTTCCCGAGACATCTTGGCAGTCTGGCATGTACGTGACATTCCCATCAGCGTCCATCTCACCCATGACAAACATAAAGGTTGTCCAGTCAACATATTCTATATCAGCTGTATCGCAGTCTATGACAACAAACCCTCTTGGATCGTTCCAATCAGCCCATGTGTAATCAAATCCTGCTCCAATGTACTCTACCTTACCTACCTTAGACCGAGTATGGAAATGACCGCTCAACACTTTCTTGTAGGATGAGAAAAGAGATGCGTCTATACCTCCCTCGCAAACGTGACCTCCCTTATGGAAAGGGGCACCGTTTACTTCAAAGTGTCCAATACACATATCGGATTTTGAAGAAGTTATGAACTGGCGAATCTCATTATAGTTTGCATTGTTGATCCATGGGATCATATCAATCGTAATATTACCGCGCTTGAGAGTTATAGCACTATCGGAAATAATCTTAAACGGAAGGAGTGATTCTGGTGCATTAAGGGAGTTATCGTTTTTGAATGCTACGTCATGGTTCCCCACAATAGCAGTAATCTTAATGTCATATTCCTCTACAAGAGCAAGGAATTCATTTAGATACTTAAGAGCTACTATTGAAATTGAATTCCGGTTATCAAAAAAGTCTCCTCCATGAAAAAGCTCTTTGATACCATTCTTTTTCATGTACTCAAACAGTTCCTTCCATCTTTCTTTCTGATACTCTAGGAAATGAATATTTGAGTTACGGATACCGAGATGGGTATCAGTTATTAGTACTATCTTCATCTTTCTCACCTGCATTGGCAATGTCTGCAATGTCCATCTTTTCTTCTCTTCTAGCGGCAGCCTTCTTCTTTTTCTTCTCAAGAGAAATCTCAAAATCCTTCAAGAATTCGCTCATGTAAGATACGTCAGGAAGATTCTCTTCTGAGATCATGAGGTCAAACTCCTCATCGTACTCCGACAACTCCTGAAGGGCTATGCGGCTCATAGTTGCCTTAAACTTGGTGGCAAGTTCACGTTTTTCAAATTTGATAGTGTCAATGAAGCTGTAATATGCAGTCTGGGTATAGTAAGAGAAAGGATTTTTTGTAACAGAAGGATCGAATGAATCTACGTTCTTTAGAAGGTGAATGATAGCCTCACCGACCATATCTTCTCTGAATGGATATGATCTAAAGTAATACTTCATAGACAGATTTTCAGCAATGTCTTTAAAGCACTTTCCTATGTAATTAGTAACCTTTGGCGGCTCAAGGTTGTTCGCTTTAGCATACTCTACCAATGACCGTCTTTCAAGTAGAGCATTGTAGAATTTTTCGTTGTCTACGTAATGGGAATCCCTGCTAGACTTTTTTAGGTCTGCTCCGGGGGTTATGATTGTTGACTTTTTATAGGTAGGCTTAGAATCTTCCATTTTCCCTCTCCGGGCTTTATTATCTACAGAAAATATGGGGCCTATAACATAAAATTCAAGTAAAGTCAATATAAAACATAGAATAAGTTATTGATTCTATTACGACTTACAATACTTTACAAAAAATAACACTTTTCTCCCTTGAAATCAATAAATCGATCCTCATCTAACAACTATATTCGGGTTTCTCCATTGCATTGCGAAACCCTCTGATTGAAATACAATCAATTGAAATGAATCATGAGCCGAAGGCGAATGAGTTATGAGCGAAGCGAATAACCTTTAAAGATATTTCAGTTCATTTCAATTCTTTCAAGCCATTTTCTCGTTTTATTTGTGACTGAATGGTCACATTGTGCCTTCGGCACTTCGCTTCGCTCATTTTTATTATCTATTTTTACTTTTCCTCAATCTTCTAAATACATGATCGGGGCTAAAACGCCTTAAAAGAACACTTTTAGGAGAAAAATATGTCATTTCCAATCTCACCGGGAGTATATAAGCGAGAGATTGATCAATCAATCGTTTCCGGAACAAACATCGGCACATCGGCAGCACTTGCTGGTAAGTTCAATTGGGGTCCGATTGGCGAAATCGTTCGAGTGGCTGACGAAGGTCAGCTTGTAAGTCGTTTCGGTAAGCCGACTGATGACAATGGAGTCGATTTCTTTCTGGCTGCTTCTTACCTTGCATATGCCAATGCTCTTGATCTGGTGAGAGTTGGCAAGAATGACGTTGCAGGTCCAAAGAATGCAATCAGCGATGCTCAGACCGCCGTTTATATTCCTAACGATGACGCTTATGACCAAGAAGCAGTGTCTATTGCTTCTGCATCATACGTTGCTAAGTATGCAGGTTCTCTCGGAAACAGTATCTCAATTTCAACCTGTGCATCGTCAGCCCAGTTCCAGTCAGCACTTCCGGGTGATTGGACGTTTACCCGTTCAGCTACAGTGACTTACACTCCTGATGCCACTGAAGTTCTTTCAGCCTACATTACGGTAGGCGATTACCTCGTTGTTGATGGAGTTAGATATCTGATTGCATCTATCAATGACCTTACCGATACTTTGACTCTGAATAAAATCTATACTGGTTCACTGACCCCGTCAACGGTACTCCGTCGCTGGAAGTTTGCCAATAGATTTGTCGCCGCTCCTGCTTCATCTCGTGCCCATGTGGTTGTTTTTGACGCTGACGGGAAGATCACTGGAGAAGTTGGTGCAGTTCTTGAAAGCTATGATGACGTGTCAAGAGTTGAAACTGATAAGCTCTCAGACGGAAGCTCTGCTTACTTCCTAAGCAGATTCGCAGGCTCTTCATTCATTAGAGCTGGCGGTGAAGCTCCTGATGCACTTGCTCTGAAAGCAGAAGAAGATTCTCTAACTGGTGGTGACGATGGATATGCTGTCATTGGTGACGATGACTACATTGAAGCTCTGTCTCTTTTCATTCCGAATGAAAATTTCAAGGCTCCTCTGATCATCGGCGGTGAGATTGACGATACCCTTTCTCCGTTTATCGTGCAGAATATCGCTGATGTTCGTAGAGATGGCGTAGCCTTCTTCTCTCCGAAGCTGGCAAGCGTTCTCAATAACAAGGGAAATGAAGCAACTGATATCGTTACTGATAGACAGATTCTGGGTTCAACTTCATACGGTGCAATGGACGATAACTGGAAGTATATGTACGACAAGTACAACGACAAGTATCGTTGGATTCCTTGTGCAGCTGACCACGCTGGTCTTTATGCAAGAGTTGACCGTGAAAACGATCCTTGGGTGAGTGCTGCCGGTACGTCTCGTGGCCTTATCAAGGGAGCTGTTAAACTGGCTTGGAATTCTCGCGAAGCCGACAGAGACGTTCTTTACCCGAATAATGTAAACTCGATTGTCGATTTCCCTGCATCCGGACCTACTTTGTTTGGTGATAAGACTCTGCTCTCAGTGAACTCTGCTCTCAGTAGAATTCCGACAAGACGTCTTCTGCTTCTGGTTGAAGAAATTATCGTTGAGTCGTCAGCATCAATGTTGTTTGAATTCAACGACGAGTTCACTAGAGCAAGATTTAATTCTCAGACTGAACCTTTCCTGAGAGGAATTCAGGGAAGACGTGGACTTGACGCATTCAAGGTCGTTGCAGATGAATCTGTCAATACGCCTCAGGTGGTTGCTAACAACCAGTTTGTTGGACAGATTTACATCAAGCCGAACTATTCAATCAACTTCATTAGAATTGATTTTATTGTTGTCGGTGCAACTGTGAGCATTGAAGAGGTAGTGGGAGTAGCTTAATACTCCCAATACTTCTAAATAACGAGATTAGGAGATAATAAATGACACAGTTTAACGCAACAGCTTTCAGATCGCAGCTTAAGGGCGACGTTGCAAGACCTAACCTTTTTAAGGTATCTGTAACCTTTCCAAATGAGACTGGAGACGCCTCTCGTAAATTCACGTTTACGTGCAGGTCTTCTCAGCTTCCAAGTATGCAGATCGGGCAGGTAATCGTTCCTTACTTCGGAAGAACTATCAAATTTGCTGGTGATAGACAGTTTGAAGACTTTGCTGTCAGAGTCATTAACGATGAAGATTATACTGTACGTGAAAACTTCGAAAGATGGCAGAATGACCTCGATATCGTGAATCACGGTTCTGATAGAAAGGAAAGACTGACTGATGACTCAGACAGACGTAAGCATTATGCCACTGTTACAGTGACTCATTACTCTAAAGGCGGACGTGCTCTTAAGTCATACACCCTACATAATGCATTCCCGTATGTCGTGGAAGGCGTTGGTCTCGATTGGCAGGAAAACGATACTGCCATGGAATACGGGGTTGTTTTTGCATATGACTACTTTACTGTAGGAAAGGCAAATGGTGGAACTGAGCCTATCGTGACTACGGCAGATTCTAGCCAGCTTCAGAAATAAGTAAACCGTGTATGAAAAAGGGAGCAAATGCTCCCTTTTTCTTTTGACGTAAATATTGGTATTACTATACAAAGGTATTAAAAATGAAACTTTTTGGCTTCTATATCACTAGAGAAAAAGATTTCGACAAGACTCCAGCTATCGTAGCTCCAGAGCAGGAAGAAGGTAGTATTAATTACGACGGTACATCCGGTTTCGTTTCCCCGTACACATCAGTTCTCGACCTTGATACGAATATCAAGGAGGAAAGGGTTCTAATTGAGAAATATAGAGACTTGGTCAAGACTACTCCAGAAGTAGCCATTGCAGTGGATGAAATTTGTTCTGAAGCCATTATAACCGATGATAAGTCTTCACCTGTAGTCGCTCTCAATCTAGATCAGGTAGAACTTGACGATAGAATCAAGGAAATGATCTCAGAGTCATTTGATAGGGTCACATATCTTTTAAATTTTCATAATAAAGGATTTGAAATCTTTAGAAACTGGTATATCGATGGAAGAGTTTACTTCCATGTCATGATTGATCAAGACGCCCCAGAAAACGGCATTCAGGAACTTCGCTTCGTCGATCCTAGAAAGTTGAAAAAAGTTAGAGAGATCATGAGAGGTTCTGATGGAGATGTTGGAGTCAATTCCATCATTGACATCAAAGAGTACTACTTGTATAGCGAAAACCCGAACCTAGATAAGCCTCAGGGACCGACAAACGGATACACATACGGAGGAAATCTTCCTCAAAATCAAGTCATTAAGATGACTACGGATTCAATCGCTTCCTCAAATTCAGGAATTATTGATCATAACAAAAACATTACTTTGTCATTCCTGCATCAGTCAATTAGAGCTGCAAACAACTTACGTTTGATGGAAGAATCCATGCTTATCTATAGAATGACTCGTGCCCCTGAAAGGCGAGTATTCTATATCGATACAGGCGACGTTCCCAGAAGCAAACAGGAACAATATGTCAATGAGATTGCTAATAAGTACCGCCAGAAGATCACGTATGATTCCCAGACAGGTACGATTAAGAATGATAAGCGTTACTTGTCAATGACTGAAGATTACTGGATTCCTAGACCAAGCGGTCAGCAAGGAACTCAGGTAGACACCCTTGAAGGCGGTCAGTCAGTCGGTGAAACTAGGGATACTGAGTATTTCCTTGATCGCCTGCTTGATTCGATGAATGTTCCTAAGAGTCGCTTTTCAGATCAACCTACAATGTTCAATTCTGGCATTGAAGTAACTAGAGACGAACTGCGATTCAATAGATTCATTAACAGACTCAGAACAAGGTTTTCAATGCTTTTTGAAGACCTTCTTGGTAAAGAGCTTATCTTGACACAAATCATGACTGATATTACATACGAATATCAAGAAGACAATCTTTTCTCTGAAGCTCTTAAGGCGTCTTCTATGTCAGCCAAGATCAATATGCTCAATCTAATCCAACCTTTCGTTGGAATCTATTTCTCTCCTCAATTCGTATACAAAGAAATCCTTGGTATGAATGATGAAGAGATTGAGATTGAACAGGAGCTTATTGCTCAAATGCCGCCTCCTCCAGAAGATCAGGTTCAGGAGAGTTTCATTAACAAAGAAGGGGAAGACGTTCTTTCTGAAAAGGCTTTGTTTGAGCTTTTTGATAAACTCGGGATTAAAGAAAGGAAAAGAAGAAAGTCATCTATGTAAGAAGCGATGCTTGGTCTCAGGATCAAGCCTTGCCCATATCTTGACGCAAATTAGGATGACCCACCTTACAAAGAAATTAAAAGCCTTCTCGGCTTTCATTATTTCAATGAAGATATCAGCTGCTTGATCCCAGTCGAAATAATCTCCTAAGACCCGATTTTCTCCATTCAGGAAAAAGGTTCTTTTTAGATTTGGCTGGAAGTGCTTGAATTCATTTAAGATGTAGTCATGAACAGTAGATGCTGCAAGGAATCCTTTACTTGTTGGATTTAAAAATTCCTTTATCTTTAAAGGGAGAGTCGCAAAGTTTGTATAAAATCCCGGTTCTATTTCAAACCTGCATTCATTTCCCTTAAATTGTACTGTGTACCAGAAAAAAGAGTCAAGTTTGTATATTCCGTTTTCTCGGTCTACTAATGTTGCTTCTACAGTACCGCATTTTGTTTTATGGACAATCTTGTCTTTGTAGAAGCTCATAAAAACCCCATTCTAACCGTTTATTTATATAAAGACCCTAAATATTCGTTATAGTCACGAGGCATTGAAATGAAATACAATAACCCAGATTACACCCATTATGTCGTTTCAAACGGAAAGATTGAATCCGGTTGGGAATACAAAGAAGATGCCAAAGAGCACATTGATGAAAACATTCCAGACTCACTAAGAGCTGGAGCTAAAGTAGTTGCAAAATCTGCACTCTCTCGCCATTCAATTGATCCTGAAAATCAAGATCATTGGCATTCAAATATCAAGGAAGCAGAAGTCGATGACGAGGCAAGAAAGAACTTCCTGAAGGATAGAGAGGGAGTTCCTATGGATGACGATGATGAGGATTACCAACCGGGCGGACGTATTCGTGCAAGAGCCACTAAAAAGTCTTCAGAGGTGAAGCCTGTCTTAAACGGCAACATTAAAGAAGCCTTCTACGATGATAAGAAGTATAGTCATTATGTAGTTGCTCGTGGAAAGATCGAGTCTGGTCATGAGAATGAAGAAGATGCTCATTTCCATAAGTCAGAAAATCTTCCTAAGCATCTTGAAAATGAATCTCGCGTGGTTAAGAGAGAAGACCTCAAGAAAGGCCACCTTGATCCATCAAACAAAGATCATTGGGCAAAGTCTTCTGATCTAAAAGAATCGGCTATCTCATTCCTCTTTAAGGGAGACCTTTTCAGTTTTAACGAATCGGTAAGAGAACAGCTTGGACTTCGTGCTCAGTATGTTATTGAGAACTGTGAAAAGAAAGGTCTTTTAGAAGCAGCTCGCGGAAAGCAGCTCGCGGAAATGAGAGATGCACCTGATCAGTCAATGTATCCTCTTACTCGCAGAGAAGTTGAAAAACTTTTGAATACTTACGAGCGTAGAGCTGAACTGGATACCAATAACAACGATTCTATTGAGCCGCGTTCAGAAGATGGAATGCGTAGAGCTAGATGGTATGCTCCTGACGTGAAGTCTGATTTTAAATATGACGTTGAAGATGACATGTTCAATCCAGATGTGCGCCCAGCTGCTCTCATGCCGTATGACAATCATAATGTGAAGACAGACGATTCTGATCTCGTAGAGCCTGAAGAGAAAGAAGAAAAGCCTGAAAAGCAGTCTCCACATAGAGATTTTTCTGGAGAGCATAACCTCTATTTCCATGGAGATAATTAATGTCTCTCTTGAAAGAAGATGAGTTTGAAATGGGTGAAGATGACGGGGTGGCAGAAGTCACCTCTCATATGAAAGAAGCTATTCACCATGGGGAACCTCTTGATCTCACCTTCATTGACGGCGAAGAGTATGTTGAGTTGGACGTGCATACAATGCAATACATTCTCAATAAAGGAATGGTCAAAGAAATGATTGATTCAGCGGATACTCCTGAATCTTTCCAAGCCTTCTTGAAC